TTTTAGATTAGATATTGTCAAATGAAGCTCCTGTTGGAGTAATTACGAATTCAACATCAATAAATTCAAGAGAACGAGTTGGTTTGATGTAAATCTTACCTCTCAATGTGTTTGCGTCGATGTCCTCTGGGTCGTTAGACACACTTACACGGAAATCGTACAAACCTCTTTCTTTCTTAATTGATTCCAAGATTGGATTAACTAATCTCAAGAATTCTTGTCTTACCTGATCATCGTTTTGTTCAAACAATAATCTAACAGCAACTGCAGATATTAATTTTCTCGCTCTTAATAATAATCTTCTTACGTTGATTCTATCCAAAGCAGATTCTTTAATTTGAAGTGTTTTATTACCCCAAATAATTGTACCTGTATCTGAGAAAGTTGCGATTGGGTTAACTCTTGCTTTGTATAGGTCATCTCTTTCATCTAATGTTAATTTCTTAGACGCTTTGATTGCGTTTACAATACCTCTTGAGTAACCAGCGACTGCGAACCAAGGATAAGAAATATTGTCAGTTAATGCAATATTCTTTAATACTTCACCTGTTGGTGGAACGTATAATTGAGTTGCATTATCAGTATCTCTAATTTGAATCCAAGGCCAATATGTTGCTGAATAGTTAGAATCGAAAGCTAAATCATCCATAGCATTTGCTACTTCGGTTGCTGAATTTAAAACATCAGGACCTGGTGCATTAATGATATAAATTGAATCCGCTCTTTCGTTTTCAACCATATCAATTGCAGCAGCAACTAATGATTCATGATTGTACCAGTTAATACCTGCAGTTGAGAATACGTTAATATCAACAGCTTCAGGATTTCTGAATGTTTCAATACCTTCTAAATAAGAATAGTAGTCAGAGTTTCCGGCTGCAGTACTAAACACACCACCATTTGACGTGTTACCTGAAATGTAGGTACTTTTACCATAAATGTATTCACCACCATAGGTTCTTACTTTTCTGTAAATGTCCCAACCATCGAATCCACCACCTAACGCAAATGTGAATTTACGGAAGTTAATATTGGTTAATTTATTTGAATTTGTTCCTGTTTGACCTTCTAAATCATACGGTGTTGTTTGATAAATTTGCGTTCCTCCTGTTGTTACAATACTAGCTGCGTTTGTTGACAAGTGGAAACCGTAAGTTGATCCATTAGCTTCAGAACCTTTATATTTCAACAAGTCTGAATCATATGAAGAACCTTCTTGTGTTGAAAAACCTAAAGTTACTTTTTTAACTTTATCACCACCTGATAATATTTCAGTACCATCTGCTTCATAATACATAACATCTCCTGAATTGAAGTATTGTGTCTTATAAATTACATTTCCTAATTTAGAACTACCGAACGCTGAATTCGCAACAAATCCTTTGAATCCCGCAGGGAAAGCATTAGCCGGTGCATTTTCTGACATGTTTAACATGATGTACTTTGAGTTCAAAGAATATTGACCATCAGATGTACCAACTTTTCTTGCCACATAACCCGCAACGTCAGGGTTCATTGAACATCTTGAGAATTTCTCAATAACAACTTGATTATCGTCAGTATCGTAAAAATCACGAACTAAAATATCAAATTCACCTGTTTCAATGTTAATGTTTGAAATTGTCACTTTTACTTCGGTATTTGCAGATTCACCATCTGAAATTGTAATAACTTCAAATAAATCATCTACTTTATTACCACGTACTTCAGAAACAACCATCGGAGATATTGGAGTATCCCACTCTCTTAAGAAATTATCACCTTCACTATTTGTAACTAATGATAAACTTAAACCTCTAACATAACCTTTTTCAAATGCAGATTTTAAGAAATTAGGATATTGTTCGTAAACATAAATTGGGAAATCAGTATGATTCTTATCATAAACTTCAGCACCCAATACTTTTGTAATGTATTTTTTAGATGTTAAATCTAAAGAACAATCAAATGTTTTAGCACCACCCGTTAATCCAGTTACACTTAATGTGAACTCAGCTAATGGGTTATTTTGTAGTTCAACACTATCGATTGCAACTTTATTTGCCGCTTCAACTTCTATATTTAATGTTTGACCTGAGTAAATACCTCTACTTCTTAATGCTGCAACAATGTAGTTATCATAGTCAGTATTTTTTGTTGCGGTGTACACATATTTTGTAACATCGAAAACTGTAGTACCACTGTTATACTCAAATAAGTAACCGTAAATACTATTTGTACCGTTTGTTAATGAGTTATACCACTCTTTACCATTAGTATTTTCAGCACTATATTTTCCTGTTAAAGGAGAAACTTTTTCAGTTCCTGATGGATTTGGGTCATCAATCAGACCTAATACGAACCAATCTCCGTCGTTTGATGATGTATTACCACTAAACTTAGTTTCGATATATTCGGTAATGGTTGTACCATCTACAGATGTTTTACCTGATAATTCAGCATATAAACTACTTGAAGATACATCTGTTGGGTCCATCGTAGTACCAGTTGAACTTGTTGATGTTGAACTTGATAATTCCATACCACCGATGGTTTTAATACCATAAGTCGTACCTGGCTTATAACCAGTTTTCCCAAGAATTCTTGTTACGAATAATTGATTTGATTCTTGTAAATAAGATTTTGCTAGATAAGGTAACTCGTATTTCGGTTGACCGTTTCCGTCTTTTTCAGGTGAAGTCGTTCCGAAGTAAGTTCTATACTCGTCGAAATTTGAAACTAATATCGGTTCAAATGCCGGTCCTTTCAACGTCTCACCAACTAAACCTAAAGTTGTAACCCCCACGCTTTGGGCTACGAATGTAAGATCCTTCTCTGATGTGTAAACACCCGGAGACACGAATACTCTGTTTGAATTTGCCATTGATAAATGTTTGGTTAATTTTTTTTATTACTTACAATAAATATCTTTGTTTTTATCAAAGATTTCCGTACTTTTTTCAAAAAAGATAGTTATTTATCTTTTATTATCCTTTTTTATCCTTAACAATGGAAAACAAAACCAAAAACGTAAAAATCAGTGAAAAACATCACGAAATGTTAAAAGTCCATTGTGAGAAAAATGGTCTTAAAATTTACAAGGTGTTAGAAAAATTCATAGAAGACTTCTGTAAACCCAAAAAGAAAGATATGTATGGTGACGATTAGAAGAAATAACTAACACTAATAGTCGAACCTAAAACAGGAGCATACAGATATTCAATTTGTTTATCTGTAGATATCACAAACCCACCGTCATCACCATCCTCAAGATGTTCTTCTTCCGCCAAACCATTTGTTTCTACTGTCATTAAACTATTAATAGACTGAGATAAATTAAAAACTGTGGAACCCGTATAAGTAAATTCTTCTCTTATAAATTGAATTAACTTACCCGTATTATCTAACATAACACTATTAATTCCTTTGTAATAATTTATTGTCACAACTGAATTAGGGTAAAGACTTTGTAAAAATGTAATTTTAGAAGTGTAGTTTGTGTGAGAAAAATTTAAATTTCTAATTTGTGAAATACCGTTAATTGAAACTGAAAACAATGTTCCTATATTTTCACCGACACTAAATTGGGTGTCTCCTTCCTTTACTATAAAGGAGGTATTAATAATATTAACCGCTCTGTTTATTGGGTTAATCGATGTGTCACCTTTTATAAATTCGTACATAGTATATTAATGTTTAATACAAATAACCTATCGAAACCTTGGAATCCATTGCGGGAATACCTAATAATTTTATGGTTCTTATGTTAACATCATTATCAACCGCCTCATAAACTTCATATCCGATGTTCTCTTGTTCTGCCAAACCATTAATCTCAACAGTGATTATTTCAGTAAATTCATAATTCAATATGTAATATGGATTTCCGTCTAAACCTGTTGGTTCGTCTCCTGTGTAATGGAACTCTTCTCTAATGAATTGTAAAACTTTACCATTATCACCAGCGATTTTATTACTCTTACCCTTATAATATAAAATTGTGATAGTATCACCCTCCGCAGGGAATGTTGGTTGACCCGGCGTTTGTATAAACTCAATCTTAGATGTATACGCCACGTGTAAAAAATTCACATCTTTGGTTTGAACCTCACCATTCACTAAAACTTCAAATAACGTACCTATACTTTCACCCACACTAAAAACAGTTTGAGAACCATCACCCATAATTGAAGCCTTTTGAACAACAGTATCTTTGTTGAATACTTTTTTCTTCTTGTATTTGTTGTCTGTTATAAATTCAAACATAGTAAACAACCTACTAATTGCGGGTTTTACCTCAAATTCATCGTTGTCAATTAAATAACCCAACATAGTAAATGAATAGGTTTGCATATAAAATCTTCTACCGTCCAAAGTGTCCATTGGGGTATTATCTTCTACCTTATCCAAAACAATTGGTATGTAATGACCTTTAATTGTTGTGTAATCTTGTCTTGACGCAAAATTTTGTAAAACCTTTCTATTGAATTTGTTGATATCTCTAAATTTGTTACAAACAATAGTAACATCATAAGAAATATCCACAGGTATTGGTTGTGGAATTGTATAAATGTCAGCACCTAAACTCGTTCCGTTCCATGTAGGGACCGATGCGTAGTATATTTGATGTCTATCAGGTATTGTTCTTTGGACTGACGGATTTGTTCCTAATTGAACTTCAGGTTTTCTAATGATTGCAACAAACGGTAATTCCATATTACCATCTTTATCTGAAAACTCCCAATTATTAGCAAACTCACCCCATCTTTGTACCGTTAATATCTTATTAACAACTGGTATTTTAATACCGTCAGATTCAACAACGAATGTTTCACTAACATAGTCTAACATACCCTTATCTAAATCATCATGTAAAACAGAATCGGGTAAAAACGAATCCGACTTAGTTATTTTATCTAATAACTCCTGTCTTCTTTTCGTTAATTCAGTACCCTTGTAGACTGATAAATTTGTTTTCCTTTTTGGTAATGGCATGTTATACTCCTCTAAATGTTTTGTCTTGTACCGGAGCACAAGTTATAGTTCTGTAATGAGGTTTGAATCCCCACATATTGTGTTTATTGTCAGATGTAACCTTACCGTCGTTAGTTACTGTATAGAAACGTGTTCTTGTTTCTGATTCAGGGTAACCAATGTAGTCACCGTATTTAATATCCACACCTAATTCATTAAGATGATTGATATAAACCGATAAAACCATATTACCAGGCTCATTATATCTTAATAAACCACCTTTATATGATGAATTCTTAGGTTCATCAATTTTAACCAACGCATTAAACTCAATAGGTGGGAAATATTTTATCTCATCCAACCCAACTTCAGCATATACGTCGTCTATACCTGTTTTCTCTCTATCAACACGATATAGGACCAATTTAAAGTTAATATCCCCGTGAAGATATTCTTGTCCCATTTGAATATTGATGTCAAAATCGTCTTGAGATATGAATTTTGATAATCTTGTGATTGGTAATTTATTGTCCATACCCTAATAAATAGTTTAATCTTCCATTCTATTTATGTATATTTTAAAAGATGTCAAAAATGATTCCTGAAATAGAAGCGAGAGAAGTGCTTTCAACATACGAAGGTTCCAATAACCAATTATTGGAATGGAAGAGAAAATTTGTGGAAGTTAAAAATTTTAAATTAACGAGACCACAATCGGAATATGTTTTAAAGTATAAAGATGTAACACCAAAAGTTGCGAGAAAATATATTAATATAGTATCAACCTTTGGTGAGAAAATTATGGAAGATAGATTACTTCCAAAACCACCTGAAAAGATATGGTGTGAAAAATTATTGTGCGATTCCGAAAAGGCGTTCCATATATGGGGTAAAGTATTGGATAGTGACCAATTAACAGCAATGTGGTTACCTAAAGCCGCAATTGTCCAAGAAGAAAAGAAATTAGACAGAGTAATTGATTATTCAAAATACGATAGTCGACCCCCAATGGAACACCAAAAAGTTGCAATTGAAAAATTACTTGCAAATGACAAATTCATATTGGCAGATGATATGGGTCTTGGTAAAACAACATCTGCGGTAATCGCATCGTTAGAAAGTGGTGCCAAGAAAGTACTTATAGTATGTCCCGCATCTTTAAAGATAAATTGGGACAGAGAAATAAAGAATTATTCAGACCGCAAAGTTTTAATCGTTGAGGGTCGTAAATGGGGATCAACATTTGACTACTATATTATTAATTATGATATTATTAAGAACTACCACACCACAGACAAGAGTGAGGATAGTGACGATTATAAATTATTGGTTAATGCCGGTTTTGACTTGGCAATCGTAGATGAAGCACACTACATCTCAAATTCAACAGCCAACAGAACACGTTTATTAAATGATGTGTTAGAAAAAATACCAAAGGTATGGTTGTTGACAGGTACTCCGATGACTTCAAGACCAATAAACTATTTCAATTTATTAAAGATTGTTGACTCACCTTTAACATTGAATTGGCAATCCTACGTTCGTAGATATTGTAAAGGTTACCAATTTACAGTTGGTAATAGAAAAGTTTGGAATACAAGTGGTGCAAGTAATTTAGATGAACTTCGTGAAAGAACTAAATCATATGTTCTTCGTAGAATGAAAACTGATATTCTTGATTTACCTGAAAAGATTGTGACACCAATCTTTGTTGAAATGAATAGTAAAATGTACGAAGAGGAAATGGATGACTTTACTCGTATTAGTAGTGACAACAAAGATAAAGAAACATTAACTGTAACATTAAATCGATTAATGAGAGTACGACAGTTGATTGCCTACGAGAAGATTCCATATACTTGTGAAATTATTGATAGATGTTTAGAACAAGGTAAGAAGGTAATTGTGTTAACTAACTTTACCATGACATTAGATATGTTACACGAAAAGTATAAAAAGAATTCTGTAACACTTGATGGACGTATGCACAAAGATAAACGTCAAGAAAATGTCGATAGATTTCAAACCGACGATAAAATTAAAGTATTCATCGGTAATATCAAAGCTGCGGGTGTTGGTATTACATTAACCGCTGCGGAAGTTGTTATTATGAATGACTTATCATTTGTCCCTGCTGACCACTCACAAGGTGAAGATCGAGCATATAGATACGGACAAAAAAATAGTGTTCTCGTATACTATCCTGTATTTGAGAACACCGTTGAAAAAGTTATTTATAATATTCTTCAGAAGAAGAAAGGAATTATCGACCAAGTTATGGGGGATGGTGAATATTCTGAATCCTTTAGTAGAGATTTACTTAAGAGTCTCTTTTAACTCTTCAATTTTTTTATCTAATAAATTATTAAATTCTTTATCCTCATCATCAGGTATGTTGATAAAGAATTTTTTTTCATCTTTATTAAATTCTACGTTATTTGTTTCTCCCTCTTTGGTAATTTTAAATTCTATGTCGTTTATTCCACATAGTTGAACCAATTCATTTAATTTATTTGACATAGCTAATTTTTTTATCCAACAAGCTAGACGGAAATCCCATCCCTTGATTATTATAATTTCTAATTATTTTTAATTTATCGTTTCTAAACATTAAAATTTCAGAGTCGTCACTTCTTACAAAAACAAATTTATCACATTTTGAAGTTTCCGAAATTGCAACATCAATTATATATAAATCATCATTAGAGTCATCAATATTTTTTACACTTTTGACATTAATTGTTGTTTTTTTAACTTTTCTTGTTACCCAATAATCAACCCCCTGTTTTCTATCATTATAATCGCCTCGACCTTTTGTTTTTTCATATGAAACTATATCATCAAAAAATTCATCAATGTGTAATTCAAAAAAATCTTCAGCTTCTTTTCCTCTTTTAGAAGTTTTTTCCATCACACTTAATAATCTTTTACATACTTCACTTTCAGGGTGAAATATCGAATCTTTAAAATAGTAAGTTAAAACCAATAATTTTTTAATTTTTTCTTTTGTTGATTTGATGTCTTTTATAGAATTTTCATCGAATCGAAAATCCTCATAAATACTAAACTCAACTCCGTATATTGTTAACTTATCGACTTTATTTAATCTACAATAATCAATGAAAAATTTATGAGTATTGTCTAATATAATCATCCAACCACTATAATTAGTGTCACCATAATTAATTATATTCCAATCATTTTCAATTACTACACCTTCATCTCTAATACCTTCAGTATCGGGATTTTGTAACCATAACCCTAAAGGTTTATATGTTTTTTCAAGTATTGTCCAAATTATACTCGAAATGTGATTACATATTTCTTTTGTATTATAGAAATCCTTCGCAACTCTATAAGGTAAAATAATTTGATACAATGGGTCTCTTTTTAATGATGATAATTTTTCCCTTAATTCCAATTCGTTCATAATACTCAAATATACGATATTTATAGAAATATACAAAATTATGGCGACAATTATTTCAGAACAAGAGAAAGATAAGTTATATACACAAGTTTTCCACCTTTTGGGTATGCCCGTTCGTGGAATTGAGTTAACTCAAGAACAAATGGACACATTCTTAGAATTGTCCTTGTCAGAATACGAACAATATGTTAGTGATTGGTTAATTGAGTCCCAATGGTCATCATTAATCGGTCTTAATTTAGATACTCAGTCACTAAGTAGAGCTTTCACAACAAGAAGTGTGGACTACGAAACTCAATTTACTTATGCTTATTCTAAGATTGTTGGATTACAAGCTGGTGGTGAATCAGAACTTAAAAAGGACTATTTTACCTTAGTTTCGGGTCAACAAGTATACGAAATACCTGCCGGTCGTGAAATTAACGAATTGTTATGGTTTAGTAGAGCGTCCCTTACCGATTCAATTGTTGACCCGTTCATTGGTGGATTCGGTGGACTTGGTGGTCTTGGATTTGGTGGTTTTGGAGGTATGGCTCAAATGGGTAATGCAGGTTCTTATTTTATGATGCCAGCGTTTGACATGTTACTTAGAATGGGGGATAGAAACCTTAAAAACCGTTTGATTGGTGGTGATTTAACTTATAGAATTACTGCAGGTCCTGAAGGTAAGAAATACATACATCTATATAATGTACCGGGTGGAAAATATGACTTTGGTGCAATTGAGAAAAATAACTATCAGGTTTGGTATTGGTATTATGATACTATGGATAGAGACACATGTTTAGAGAAAAACAAAGATGTGGTAAAACTTCCATCTGATGTTATGACCGAAGAATTAACTTGGGATAAATTAAATAAACCTTCTCAGAACTGGGTTAGAAAATATCTAATCGCATATTCTAAAGAAGGTTTAGGTAGAATTTGGGGTAAATTCTCAGGAGACTTACAAGTTCCTGATAGTTCCGTTAAATTAGATTATCAATCATTAATCACAGAAGGTAAAGACGAGAAGATGAAATTAGTGGAAGAACTAATGCAACGTCTTGAAAGATTACGTCCTGATAAGATGATTGAAAGAAAGGCAAACGAAGCTGAAAATTTGAACAAGTCTCTTAAATTCAGAGCGATGCCTTCCCCAATCAACATAGTCTAACTTTCGATTGCGTGATAAGCATAATCGTTACCATTTGTTTCGATTATTTCATCTTCGTTACTCTTAATACTTTCCGCTTGTAGAGAGACAACTTTTCTATTGTGTTCAACCCAATAAGGGTCTGCCAATTTTAAACTATCTTCCACATACATAAAGAAAGGATCACGACCTATACGATTCCAAAACAACACCTCACTATCCGATAGTGTCATTACTTCGTCAAATTTATCTTGACCTTCTTCTTTAAGTGGAAAACCGTTAATCAATTCACATTGACCTTTGGTGAAGTATTGTCTATCTTCAGGTTTTTCAATTAAAATCTCATCACGAATTTCAGGTTTGAAAACACACAATAATGGTTCCATACGTTTATTAAAATTATTCAAATAACGTGCAACATTATAATCACCTGTTAAATCAGGATTGTTTGTTATTTCCTTTTCAGGAATCATGTAACAGTTAACTTCCACATAGTCATTTGGCATTGGATAACCATGTTTAGTGGTAAATTCTTCTTGCTGTTTCTTAGTTGGTTTATTAATCTTAGTCACATCACCTGAAGATTTCTTCACACCATTATTCACATAATAAATTGTATCACCTAAACCAGCTGGATAATCATTTTGTATGATTAATTCCATATGTGCTTGACGTGACATTAAAGAACCCGCCTTAGTTGTCTTTTGAATGTGCTTCTTATAATCATTAACCGATTGTTTAACACGAGCTTTATTTGCAATCTTTGATAATGGTATTTCTTTATTGTAAATTTTATTTACATAATCATAATACAATTCAACAAATGAATGTCCGTCACCATTTAACAAATACTTTAATCCTTCATCTAAAAATTCCACAATGTATGTTTGTAGTTTCTTTGACTTAATTGTGTTACCTGTTAATTTAATTTTCTCTTTACCCTTCTTAACTAATTTAATAATATAGTTCTTACGTGATACGTTAATACAAGCAGGTGCTGTGTAGTCAATATCAAGACCCATTTCATTCCTCATAAAGATGTCATTGAATTCTGCAGTGTCTGCTTCAATTCCATGATATTCTTTACCTGCAACAACTAATTCATTTAAACCCTTACCAATATACACCGTATCTTTTGCACTGTCAGGAGTTTCAAAGTTTACACCATCCGTGTCCATTACAAGAGGTTTATAACCTTTCTTCATAAAGAACATAATCATCATACGTAAACATTGACGACCAACACAAGTAATGGTTTCACCCATATTCATATCACCCCAAGGAAATACGTGTGGTGCCGATAATGAACCAAAGTATGCGTTGATAAAAATCTTAATCGGTAATTGTTTACGGTCATACATTTCTGATGCAACAGGATCTGTATTTTTTAATTCACCAGCAAGATGTTTGTACTTAATACGAATGTTACGGAAATATTTTAACATTGATTTCTGTACACCCATCACATCACATTCAGGGAATACATCATATACAAGTTGGATAGATGGATAGAGTGATGAGTAGTCAAACTTAACAATATCTTTAGAGTAACCCACGTTCAACAAACGAGATAAACCTCCCGTGATTGCTCGTTTCTCATCTTTTGCGGGAATTGCTAAACCATTTTCATATGACCACGCTAACATGATAATCTTCCACAATGTTGCAGTACCCATCGTTGCAATTCTTTCGTATGTGGTAGGTACTAATTTAGAAAGTAAGAATGTTGACTGAGAGAATGAGTCATCGACAATCATCGTCTCATACAAGTCATCGTCAAGATATTGTTCTACAATTTTTCTACCTGGCCATATTTCAAATTTACCAGGATATTTTTGTAATAATCCTTCAGTACCCGGTTCACCTATTTGTTTGTATCCACCTGTCTTTGGATTAACATAATAACTTTCATTATCAAGATATATCTTAGAGATTTTTCCACCGTCAACGTACACACGATTCTCTTTTTCTTTCTCCAAGTATTTTGTTATGTATTTCAAACCCCACGACTTAATCTCAGAATTAATTGCTTGTGCTCTACGAACGGAGTGTGCGATATCAATAATATTGAAACCCCATATAACGTGTTGTGTGTAAGGTTCAATTTCGTTCGCAAGTTTTAACATCCCCTCTTTCTCTTTCATTCCTTGTGTTGTGAATATTTGAGTTAATCCATTTACATCAACACCAAGTATTTCCGCACGTTTTAATATAAACGGCCAGTCAAAGAAAGCAGAGTTATAGCCAGCAACAATTGTGGGTTTTAATTGTCTAATGTGTTCAAAAAATCTCTCAATACATTTCTTTTCACCATCTTCACCAAATGCTGGAATAGTTTCATTCAAACCACGGTTGTCCTTAACTCCAATCAAAATGATATTACAAGTTTCAGGTTCCAAACCCGTGGTTTCAATATCGAATACAAATCGATGAACACCACCATAATCGTCAATTCCTTTGAACAAACGTTTCTTCTTTTGAATAAGATATTGTTCGACAGGGTTTAAGATTGTGAAATACTGACGATACTTTTCGTCCCAAGGATTTAGACCACCCATTCTAAAGAACGAAATCAAATCAGTATATGATTTCATACTTTTAACTAAATGGGTCATACCATTTTCTAAACGTTCGTTACCTTGAGTTTCTAATTTTTCAATTAGAATACCGAACTCTCCCATTCTCTTTTTCTGAATTGCCTTAGAATTCTGATAAAATCCTAAACCACTTAAATCACCCACCCAAATAAATGGCGTAAATGTATCAGGTTTAATGATTTTCCCTTGAACGGGGTCTTGAATGATTTTGTAAATTGTGTTGGTTGGATAATCGTATTCTACACCTACGATAAACTCTTCTGGGTCTCCCCCATTGAGGAAGTTCTCAATAACTTCCTGCGAAATGACTTCTTTCATTTTTTTTGTTTTTAAATGTGACGTATTAGCTTGTGGGAAAACCACAGTTTGCCTTGATTACTTATAAATAATAACAAAAAAAGTTGATAATAAAAAATGGGTTACAATTATATTTATTTTAAAAAGAATATGTCAAAATACGATAGTTTATTTGAAAAGGGGTACTATTTTGGTGATACGAGTGATATGTCGTTTGACATGGACGAATATGATAGAAAATGTAAGGAGGTTTTTTCTTTTGAGAGAACTAAAGAAAAATATTTTGAATATTTTAACATTGCACCTGATTTACCACATAGAATACCTTACACTGAAAGAGAGGAGAGACTTAGATATTTAAAAACCAAACCTGACATTTATGCGTTTAATTCGGCAAATTCATTAATCGAATCTGACGAAACAAAAAATCAAATTAATTATTTTAGAGATATAATTTCTGATTTCATACCAAAGATATATCCCGATTTAGATAAAAATAAGATAACTATTAGCTCAAGTATCCAAATGTATCAAGATGGCGATTATCAACAATCTCATTTTGATGGTCACGTTGGTATATGTTCAATAATTTTTTATTTTTCTGAGATGACGAATTATAATCATACGGGTAGATTACAAATATTAGAAAGTCGATATTCTGAAAATGTGATTGACATGGTTGACCCTATAAACGGTAAATTTGCAATATTTGATGCTGTTCAAAATAACGTTAAACATAGAGTTGAACAAGTTAAGGGGGATTTTAAAAGATTTTCATACTTGGGTCAAATAAGAAAAATAGATTAATTAATATTAATATATAATTTTTCTTTTATGGGTAAAATTAATTTACTCATAAGACCACCTAACCCGTCTGTAAATTGTACATTGACTCTACCCTCAAATTTTCCAATTTGTGATGTTTGTTCTTCGGTAAATCTATAAACTATATAGTATTCATCGGTTGTTTGGTGGTATAACTTTGTTCTCGTTGTAATATTACATTGCTCATCTAATAATACTGGTTCACCTGTTTTAGTATCAAACATATCAAATGTGATAATTGCGGTTTCTAATGTATCGTTAAATGACGATTTATCATTTTTACCGTCATCGATTAATCTTAATTTTAATATTGGGTCACTTGCCCCTTGTCTTATAAAAAATTCCATATTATATTTTTTTTAACATCCACAATTTGTTATTGTATAATTCGGTAAAATTTGGCTCCTGAAATGATGTCTCACGTGAACAAAATCTAACGGTTCTTCAAAGTATTTTATTTTTTTAATGTTGAATAAACAAACACCATTATGTAAACTATTCATCAAACCAGTTCCCCCACCCCATGATTGAATAAATGGTTGAACTCCTCTATCTGAAGGGATAATCTCCTCCCAATTTTCTAACTTATAAATTGGTGTTCCATTCAAATATATTTTTAATCTACCTAATCTTCTTTGTTTTTCCCCTGCCCATTTCTTATTCAATTCTTCAACAAATGTATATTGAGGTATTGAACCTGAAAGAATCACATCTGAAGCATTTGTTATCGTATAACCCGACGCAATTTGTGTCGAATGACCTATGAATTGTCTGTTTATAAAGTCCGTCTGTTCCCATTTTGAATCTGAATATGGAACTGCGTGAGGACCCATAATTAAATCATTATACCCACCATCATTATCAATTTCACAATTGAAATATTCTTTATACCTTTCAAATACAATCGTTACGTTGAAATCGTCAGTAGTTTCACATATATTAATACTTCTTGTAACACCTGAAGACGTATAATATGAACTTGTATAACCAGAATCAGAATTACAAACACCTGAATATCTATAAGACTGCCATTTTATACCTCCATTAGAAGTAAATCCAAATGATAAATTGTTATCGGCATAATCTGCAGAATCATTATCTCCTCTAACACCTAAATAATAAAATATACCACCGTCCGACCAATTATAACCATTACGATTAAAAACAAAATCTAATGTCCATCCTTTTTCTGTTCTTCTACGTATAATTGATTCACAATTATCATCACCCGAACCTTTATTGATTTTAAATGCCCACGGTTTATTGTTTAATTTTGGAGTAATGGGACAACATGTTGAATCCCCTAATAATTGTGGACATTCAATTATATTTTTACTAAAACCTGTTAAAATTGCAGCTTCCGCTTGTAAACTATATGACATTTTATATGAATTGACCGATATATGTGTTTATATTAAATTGAAATTTACCAACTTCTTCAAATGGTTCACAATCTTGTGAAAAAGTGTTAATTACTTTACCATTTGATTGAACCGTTCTACTTGCCGTACTTGTATTATTTACAAAAGTATACCCATCCTGTACTGGTTGACCTCCTTTCCATAGTGTTGCTTTTAAAATAACGGGGTTTTCTCCAATATTATTATACCAAACAGATGTAAAAGTTAACTCAACATTGCTTGAGTTGGGATATTGTAATTTAAATTGTGTTAAATCAAATAAAATAGATTCGGTTCCTGTAGATTCTCTATTATCCCCACCATATGTTATAATTGGATTTGAATCATTTGGGAAATAAACTCTAAAATCTGATTGTGCACATGTTCCAATATAACCTTGGTCTTGTTGATCGCTAAATGACATAACAGGTGGATTTGAGATGTAAGTTTGTGTGTCCATATCAGTACCATCACTAAAGAAATATTCAACAACCATGTAATCAAAATCAAAAATAAATGGTCCGGTTGCAATAGTTGGTGTAGGGGTATGGGATGGTGTTGGTGTATTTGTTACAGTTTGTGTGGGTGTATGGGTTGGTGTTGGTGTGTTTGTTACAGTTGGTGTAGGTGTTGTCGTTTGACTCGGTGTCGGAGTCGGTGTTGGGTCGGGTAATAAATCACTATCCAATTCATTATTAAAACCTGAAATTTTAAAATAATGAACCTCTCCTGTTATACCTGTATATGTATATATATCATTATTTAATATGGTGTGTAAATACGGTGAACCAAAGTATGTTACAAAATTTTGGTAATTCAAGGTAACTGACATACCCGAATAAACATAATCGGAGTCATTTATTCTATTATCGTATTCAATTAACGTGATTGTAGTTCTTATAGATGAAAAATTTGCAAGACTCGTATCAACAATTAATGAATCATAATTAATTAAATTATCGAAATCTAACACGTCAGACGCATAATCTGACCATGTTTTAGATATTTCATAATCATATAATTCCGAATTATCGACTTTTAAATCAAGTTTAGACCCATAAAATGTTAAAATATTCTGACTAGCCATACTTTCATAAATATCTTTCAGAACATTTGATATTTATATAAAAGTCCATTTAGATGAATAATTTTATAAAACAGGTAATTGAAGAGAAATTTGTATCAAAAGCTCAACAAAAATATTTCTTTGCTAAAGCAAACGAAAAGGGTGCATCCAAGAAAGAAAAGAAGAAATGGGGTAAATGGGCAAAGGAATTCTCAGATAAAACAGATTACAGTAAAATACCTGATAAGGTTGAAAAAGAGGAAGTTGACGAGATAGTTGATGAATTGGGGAATATTGAAAAAGGTAATAGACCAGCAAATTTAAGTACAAAAGGTATTACTTCAGATAGAACAAGTGATGAAGTTGCAAAAGATACTCGTCCACAACAAGGTAATTACGGTACTAAAATATCAAACTACGTTAACTACCCATTACAAGAAGATGTTGTAACTAAAGAACAAGTAATGGAAATTGCAATGAAAGACGCGTTAGGTTATCAAGAGACTTTAGGTGTTGATGCAGATTATGATGAGGCGGAAGAATATTTTGAAAAAGAATTAGAATTACCTGATGAAGAAGTAAAAGACAGAATGGGTAAAATGGGATATGATGAAACTTTACCTGAAGATAAGGTAAGACTTGTTGAAAATCCTAAAAAATTCATGGAAGAGTATATTGAAAGTATTATGTCTAAGAAAAGAATTGACAATGATATAGTTTCAAAAGAAAGTGAACAAACTGAAGAAAAAGAAATAAATCCAATTGTTTTAAAACAATTAAAATCTTTAAAAAGTAGTCTTGAAAGTAATAAACTTACTGTGAATGACATTTTGAAACATTTAAAAGATAATGAATAAAGAGTTAAAACATAGGATTTTTGATTTACCACAAAATATTCTTGACAAAATAAACCACACAATAAATGGTTTAAACGGTCAACATTTTCACGGTGTTAAACGTGCAGAAAAGTTATTAAACGATAAAAAAGTAAAATACGGACAACTCAAAAGAATAATACATGACTTTCAAAATGTTGATAAGGTTAATGATAGAGTTAGGTACGATTTGTGTGGTGGTGAGTTAATGGAAAAATGGGCTAATCAATTTTTACAGGGTGAGAGAGATTTGGTTAGTAATAAAAAAGATAGTAGAAAAAGAGCAGACGATATTGGTGGGATTACTGGTGAAAGAAAAAATTCACATTTAAAATCTCATAGTAAAAAAGCCGATTGGTTACCTCCAACTAATTTAGTTAAAAGTAACTCACATAAAACTTCAGTATCCTCATTAAAAATGGGTAAACTATTTGAAGAGGTTGAAAGAATTAAAAAATTAATGTTATAATATGGCAGAAACTTATAATGCATCGACAAGTACTAAAAAAACAGCATTAGAACTAATGTCTGAACAGTACTTACAGCAAGAATTAGCAATCAACAAATATTCCACTAACAATAGTTATGGTGTCACAAATCCTAATGCTGTATCCGATGGAGATGAATTTGGTAAAGGACAAAATGAAAATGGACAAGTTGGTTCAAATACCGATATTCAAACCAGAATACAAATTTTAGGATCAAATCGTTATAATCAAGATAATGGTTATGGAATTACAAATCCCGACGCAATATCTGATGGTGACGCATATGGTAAAGGACAAAATGAAAATGGACAAGTTGGTTCACAAATTGATATTTTAACAAGAAATGAGGTTATGGGTAGAAACAAATATGGAAATAATAATTCATATGGTGTGACAAATCCTAACGCAATTTCTGATGGTGATGAATTTGGTAAAGGACAAAAAGGTGAAAACGGTCAAGTAGGTTCTTTTAGTGACATTAACAATAGAATAGATAATATCGGAAGAAACAAATTTAATTCTGAAAAAGGTTACCCTGATTTTTAATATATGATTTTTAATAAAATGTTCTTTGAATTACTTCAAGAGAGCAACATACTTAAGACTTCAAAAACACAACCGTTAGTGGATGCCATCAGACAGAGACATCCTATAACGTTTTACTATACGGGTCCACAAAAACCCGAGAAGGAAAGAGTATTGCCAGGTACGAGACAAAGTGGAGAACCTGTTGCACTTGGATTAAGTAAGAAGGGCAATTTAATTATTAGAGTTTTTGTACCGTCTCCAAACGTCTCCAAAAAGGGTTTAGATAAAACCCAATGGAGAACATTTATGGTATCAAGAATGAGTAGTATTAAAATTGATGATGAAGTAACATTTGACGAAAAAAGACCACAATATAAAGAAGGTGATGATGATTCGATGTCAGTTACTTATGTAACATCAGATTGGACTCATACACCCGAACCACAACCTCAGACTGAACCTGAAACACAACCACAAGGTCAAACTGAGCCACAACCTCAGACTGAACCTGAAGTTCAATCTCAAGAGCCAACACCACAACCTGAACCTCAGGCGGAACCAACTCCACAAGAAGAACCAACAACACCGACTGAGTTGCCTCAACCAAAACCTGAAGTTAAACCACCGGTACAACCAATACAAACACCTTCAGGAACCACACAAAACGCAAATCAAGATTACCAAAATAAAATTAAACAAGAATACGACGCAATTAGACGTAGTTGGGTTGAAAAACAAAAACAATCAGGTGGTAATATAAATCCTGGTGAAGGTACGAGAGCAAGATTTAAGAAAGAGGCTGAAAAGAAGTTAAATGATTTACAATCAAATCAAAATACTGAAGAGCCAACGGAACCTAATAACTTACAAGAATCGATTAGTAGAATAAAGACTTTAATGTTCTTCTAAAAAATTCTAAATTATAGAAAATATTTATAGAGATGTCACAACAAGGAACAATATCAGAAAACGACTTAATGAGAAAATTAGTTCAAGCTAAAAAAGTTATGAACAAAGTTGATGGTGGTAATTATGAAAGAGGTCATGTTAATGAAAGTATCTTAACAAGTTCACCTGAAGAAATTGATATGTCCCAATTTCAAAATACATCAAGAGCGACTAAACCTGTTAGTGGACCTCTAAATGTTGACAAAATTCAAAACTCTAAATTACCTGACGCAATTAAACAAGCAATGATTAATCATCCAATCGAACAAATGCCATCAATCTCATTAAATGAGACGTTAGATATGGATTTTATTAAAGGAGCTAAAAGATTAATGGAACAAGAGGGTGTGGCAACAAGACCTTCCTCACAACCAAAACAAACTATTGTTAATAACAATATTGATATGAATGCAATCGCAACTCTTATCGAAAATACAGTTCGTAAAGTAATGGATGAGAAATTAAATCAAATCCTAACTGCACAACAGACACAAACAATCAATGAAAATTTAGTTCTAAAGGTTGGTGATTCAGTATTCAAAGGAAAAATCACAGGAGTTAACAAATCTAAATAATCGTCACAATCCATTTTGTTTTTCCAATTATTTTCTCTATAATTTAGACATATAGTATTATTATGTCAAAAATTAAAATTCTAGCAATCCCATCAGATAAACATGGAGTAGGGAAATTCCGAATAATGGATCCTTATACTTTTATAGGGGAAAAATTTGCAGATGATGTTCATGTTGATTTAACATTTAACGCAGAAGATAAAGACGAAACTTTCTTTGGATACGATATTGTGGTATTCCACACATTCATTCATCAAACTAATCATGAGAGTAATGTAAACAGAATCAAATGGTTACAACAACAAGGGATTAAAGTCATAATGGATATTGACGACTTATGGTTTGTTGACCAAAGACATCCGATGTATCACCAAATTAAAAATTCTAAGATTGGTGAAATGAAGGTGGAGATGATGAAACTTGTGGATTATGTAACAACAACAACCCCAATTTTCGCAAAGACAATTAAAGATAGATTGAATATCACTAACATATTAATCTTCCCTAATGCCGTTAATGACGAAGAACCACAGTTTCAACCAAATCCAACAAAATCAGATAAAATAAGATTTGGATGGTTAGGAGGTTCGTCACACTTACACGACATTGAACTAATGTCTCAAGGTATTTCAACTACACATAACTCATTTAAAGACAAAATCCAATTCGTTTTATGTGGGTTTGATTTAAGAGGTAAGGTAACTGAAATAGATAAAAATACAGGTCAACAAAGACAAAGAGATATTCAACCATTAGAGACGGTTTGGTATAAATATGAGAGATTCTTCACGGATGATTATAAAGTATTGTCTAATGAATATAAATCATATTTAAATACATTTGCACCAACACCATATGATGATGTAAATCAACCATATAGAAGAAGGTGGACACAAGACATCACTACATACGCAAACAATTACAATATGTTTGATGTGTCACTTGCTCCTTTAGTTGAGTCTGATTTTAATGTTAATAAATCACAATTAAAAGTTATTGAGGCAGGTTTCCATAAAAAGGCAATTATTGCAAGTGAGACAAATCCTTACTTATTAGATTTGGTAAATGCCGTAGATAATGGTAATTTTAACAATAACGGTAATGCTTTATTAGTTAACCCAAAGAGAAATCATAAAGATTGGGCAAAACAAATGAAGAGATTAATTGAAAACCCAAATATGATTGAAGACTTAGGTAATAGACTTTATGAAACAGTAAAAGACACCTATTCTTTAAGAAATGTTTGTAATAACAGAGTACAATTTTTTAAATCAATTATAAACAAGTAAAACATGCACTACTTAGTAACTATCGGTTATGAAACCGACCAAATGGACAGAGCAGGAAACGCTCGTCTTCAAAAATTAAAGTACATCATTGAAGCGGAAACTGTAGAAGAGGCAACTATTGTTGCATCGAAATACAGAGCGGGTGACATTCGTTCAAGTGAAAGCATTTCAGTTGCTAAAATGGCAATCGAATGTGTTATCGACCCAAAGAACACACCTGAGTACTACAAAACAAAGTAATTAACATAAACACCAACTGATATGGATTTTCATAGTCGTGATATTCAAATATTAAGACAATCACAAAGCAAAATGGCTTTAGAATACACCAATTCAGTTGGTGTTAAAATTACAGTAGAAGAACTTCAACGAATCACCGACGTATTTGTTGAATGTTGTTTAAGACCTCAAGACGAAGCTTTACAAAAAAGAATAAAAGCTTTAGATAAATGGTTAGAAGAAAAAAAACAGTAAATGGAAAAAGAAGAATTAGAAGGTTACGTAAAGAGATTAAAGGAATTAGAGTTATCATTAGTTAATGATGAAGAATTCGACGTTAATTTTGTACAAGAGTTAGACGACGTATTGGGTAAATTGGCCAATGACGTTGAAAGAGAAGTTAATAAACCTAAAATTCCAAATTTTCCAACAAATTTTGGTACCATTTCTGAAGGTGTAATGGTTAAAGTAAAAAAATTAGATCCGAATGCGGTTATACCATCGTATTCAAAAGTCGGCGATGCTGGTATGGATTTAACAATTACAAATATCAAAGAAAATACTAGTTTTAGTATTACATATGGTTTCGGTATTGCAATGGAAATCCCAAAAGGTCACGTTGGATTAGTATTCCCTCGTTCTTCTGTTAGAAACCAAGAATTAATTTTATCCAATTGTGTTGGTGTAATTGATAGTGGTTATAGAGGTGAATTACAAGCCACTTTTAAGAAAACACAGGGTTTGGATAGTGTATCGTATAATGTTGGTGAGAGAGGAGCTCAGATAATTATCTTACCTTATCCGACAGTATTTATGACTGAGGTTCCTGAATTATCGGAAACTGAAAGAGGTACAGGAGGATTCGGTAGTACCGGAAAATAAGATATTTATAAAAAATAAAAGTAGAATCTAAAAAAAAATATTTTGGCATTAAAACCTAAAATTAGTAGAAACCAACCCACCGTCCTAATCGAAGAAAAAAAGACATCACATAAGGAAAAAATTAGACAAATCATTAAACGTCCTAAGGAGAAGTTCTTAACCAAAAACCAAGAAACTTATTGGAATGTTCTTGGTGAAAATCAAATTACATTATGTTTTGGACCTGCGGGTGTGGGTAAGTCATATATTGCAATGAAACGTGCAGTGGACTTATTATACGACGATTCTAACAAGTATGAGAAGATTATCATAGTTAGACCAGCGGTTGAGGCTGAGGAGAAATTAGGGTCATTACCTGGTGGTTTAGAAGAGAAATTAGACCCGTACATTTATCCATCATATTACCTATTAAACAAGATTATCGGTAAAGAGGCTCGTGAGAGTTTAAAAGACATGGGTTATATTGAAGTTGCTGCACTTGCTTACATGAGAGGATGGAACGTAGATAACACTATTTTAGTTTTCGAAGAGGCACAAAATGCAACTCCCGCACAAATTAAATTACTATTAACTCGTATTGGTTTTAATTCAAAATTCTTTTTATCGGGTGACCTTGAACAATCTGACAAATATAAAGACAAAACAAAATCAGGTCTTTATGATGCGAAGAAAAGATTGGAAGGTGTTAAAGGTATTGGAGTTTTTGAATTTGGGAATCAAGACATTGTAAGAAATCCAATTATCGGAGAGATATTGAATAGATACGATTAGGGTTTACTTATAACCCTAATCATCTTATATTTCTTTTATGGAAATATTTGTAAGTATTGATGGTGTAATCAGAAACACTATTCAAAAATTTGATTATCACTATAGAGATGCATATCTCGATTCTGAAACTGAAGATACGTTTGAATACGGTATCACAGAACCAATCCAAAATAATAACATTTTAAATTCGTACAAATTCCAATCACAGGAAGAGTATGAATATTTCACATTTATCGAATATCCAATTGAGATATTTGGTCATGCGGGATTAAGTTATTCAACAACATTTACGGATTTAAATCGATTAATCCACGAAAATCCTGAACATACATTTACATTAATCGGTGTCGATGAATTGGGTAAATCAAAACCTGCAACATTATTCTTTTTATCAAAGAATGGTTTTCTTGGTAATGATATAAAATTCATAAAGAGTCAAGACGTTGAAAAATTATGGTCAAAATGTGATGTTTGGATAAGTGACAGTGAAAGTATCTTACAAAAATGTCCCGAAGAAAAAATAGGTATTAAATTCAATACCACTTATAATCAATACTTTACTTATAAAAAAGAAATAACTAAATTAACTGAAATACAAGAACCATGGTTGAAATCTTTGGAAAATCCTACTACATTGACCTTGACGGAATCACAGACAAATGTAGAACCGGAAACAACATAAAAGACGATGACGGATCAGAAACGTTAGAAATTAACATATTCAAATATGAAATAATAAAAATGTGTTTAGAGAGAGTTTTATCTGAATACGATGAAACTGAAGATGAGTTAGGAGTTTTTTCACAACAAAAAGCCAGCATCGCCTTTAAAATTGCATTTAACACTTTAATAAAATACGAAATATTAATCGAAGAAGATGAACAATAATGAAAACATTGAAAAATTAAATTTAGCCCTAAACAGGTTAGAAGAAAGTAAAAGTATAGTATATTTTTTAACATACGATACAAAAAATAATGCGAGAGCTTCGGTAAAATACATTTATGATTTAGCATTAACGTTAAATCAAAACGGTGTTATTTCTAAAATTCTTGTTGAAGATAAAAACTACACTGGAGTTGAGTCTTGGTTGGGTGACAAATACAAAGAACTTGAAGTCGTATCAATTAAAGACGATAAAATCGAGATTAATGTTGATGACACAATTGTTGTACCTGAATATTATACCAATACATTACAGCAATTATCAAATATCAAATGTATTAAAGTGTTATTGGTACAACAAAAAGAATATATCTACGAGAATTTACCAATCGGTAGTAGATTTAGTGATTATGGTTTCGATAGAATTATCACAACAACTGACGCATCGAAAAAATATCTTTTAGATTATTTTCCTGAAAGTTTAGTGTTTGTAATTCCACCAATTATTGAAGATATTTTTGAACCGTCTACTTTGTCATTAAAACCATTTATCGCAATTAGTGTAAGAGATAGAAGTATTCAAAGAAAACTAATTTCTGAATTTTATTTAAAATTTCCACAATTAAGATGGATTACATTTAGAGACATGGTTCAAATGTCATATGAAGATTTCTCAAAAAATTTGAAAGAATGTATGGTGTCGTTATGGGTTGATGATGATTCTACTTTTGGAACGTTCCCTTTAGAATCAATGAAATCAGGAGTACCTGTTGTTGGTAAAATTCCCGATACTGAACCTGATTGGTTATCTGAAAATGGTTTGTGGACATATGATAGTAATAAATTAGTTGAGATTTTAGGTACGTATATTTTGGCGTGGATTGAGGGAGTTGAATTAACTCAAGAGGTTAAAGATAAAATGAAAGAAACTTTATTACCATACAAAAAAGAAGTAACTGAAAATAACATTTTATCCGTTTTTAATTCTTTTAAAAATAAAAGAATGGAAACATTTAAATTAACATTAGAAAAATTAAAACAAGTAGAAAATGCATAAGATATTATACACGGTAATATTACCAATTCATAAAATTGACGAATTATACTCAGAAATGTTGAATAATTCAGTTAATTCAATTCAAGATTTTCATAATGATGTACAATTAACCATTGTTTGTCCCCAAGATGTTAAAACTGAAATCGAAAAATTAGATTTAAGTCAAAAATTACAAATTACATATGTTGTTAACAATGGAAATACTGATTTTTCTTCACAAGTAAATTTAGGTGTTGAAAACTGTTCAACTGAATGGTTTACAATCTTAGAAGTTGATGATGAATTCAAACCAAATTGGTTAAAAACTGTAAACGAATATACTAAAGAATTTACTGATGTTGATGTGTTTTTACCTATCGTAAAAGATGTTAATGTTGAGGGTGAATTTGTAAGTTTTACTAATGAATCGGTTTGGGCATACGGTTTTTGTGACAAACAAGGTTTTTTAGACAATGAAGTTTTATTGGAATTTGAAAACTACCAAACAAGCGGCGGATTATATAGAACACAAGTAATGAAAGAAAATGGTTTTTTCAAGGACAACATTAAATTGACATTTAGTTATGAATTATTGTTAAGATTAACACATAACAATGTGAAAATTATGTCAATTCCTAAAGTTGGATATCAACACGTTAATTTTAGAGAAGACTCATTATTTTTTAATTTAAAAAATGATGAAGAAAGTAAATTAACTGAAAAAGAGGTAAAATTTTGGATGGACACCGCGAAAAAAGAATTTTTCTTTAAAAATAAACGAGATGTAAATTACACAGAAGCCTAAATGCCAAGAAAAAGGACCCAAAAAATATATTTTGGGGAGGATCAAGAACAAGCGGTAGTACGATATTTAAAATCCGAAGACGAAGACGAACGTAACAAGATATTCAATGAATATTTAAGAGAACCCCTAATAATAATGGTCGAATCTATTATTCGACGTTATAAGTTATATAGAAAAGATATGGAATTTGATGAAATCCATACAGATACCATGTCTTTTCTTATTACAAAAATTAATAAATTTAATCCTGACGCCAACCACAAGGCTTATTCGTATTTTGGAACCATTTGTAAGAACTATCTTATGGGTGCAATACAAAAGGACGTAAAAGAACAAAATCGTCAAGTATCTTATGACGATATTTCGTCTGATATTGAGGGTCGAAGTGATTTATCTTATGTTATTGATGAGTATGCGATAGATTATCGAGATGTAATCATAAAACTAACCAACACATTAGAGGAATTCATGGAAAAGGAAAGTTTAACCGAAAATGAACAAAAACTAGGGTACGCATTACTTGAAATTTTTGCAAATTTTGATAAAATCTTTCAAGTTGGTGATGGAAATAAATTTAATAAAAATCTAATCCTACTCTCTTTACGAGAAATGACCTCATTATCGACCAAAGAAATTAGAATTTCCCTTAAACGTTTTAAAAAGATGTATAATGGAATTTTGGTTGGGTTTTTAGAATAAACCTATTTATTGGTATGAGAACACAGAAAAACAATATTAATTTAGACGTTGATTCTGCATTAGCTTTAATGCAAGAAATATACAACGATGTTGTTGAAAACAGGAGTACAGCATCAACTATCATGCGAAAAATGATGAGTTTTATGAAAGATGCTGAAGACATGAGTGTCATCGGACCTGTTATCAAAGAACAACAAAAAATATTAAATGATTGTACAGAAAAGAAGATTTCTTTAGTGAAATTACAGAGTGTTTTATTGAAACAAACACAAGGTAGTGGTGGTGGAAAAGGTATGCCGATGGGTAAGTTAGAACTGTCAGATGAGGATAGAAAAATTTTAGACCAATTAGTTAATGACGGTGATAATAAGAAAGATAATTACATCATATAATGGCAACCTCAGGACAACAAAAACAACAAGTAATTACCAAAATAAGAGCGATTACTAAGGTAGTTAATGAACCTAGTACTAACCCTTTGGATTCATTTATCGACAATACTATTGGTCCTGTTTTAGATGATGGTTTAAAAAACTTCGATAAGACTTCCCCTAAAAAACTTACAGATTTACAAAGTAAGGCAAGTAGAAAGAAAGAAAACAAAACCGATGTTTTTGGTGATTTAATTGATATTGCTGACGCTTTTTTAAGTGGCGCGAATAAAAAGATACAATTAGCCAGTCCGTTAGAATCTAAATCAAGATTAAAACAAATCACAAACGAATCAATAGATGAAACTCTTAAAAGTGTAAAAAGTATTATCGGAAACGCGGCAGAACAAGTATTATTTGTTGGAGACGGTATATGTGGTACAAACAAAGATTTTCCTGTAGACAACGTTTCATTGAAACCAAGTGAATTTGATTTCATGAATGTATTACAAGTTGACCCAACAAGTAATGCAGGACAAATTTTATATGAAGGTAAAACTAGAGGTTCAGTCCAAATGAATAGTGAACTTTATGATTTATTTAATTCAGGAGGTAATTTTAATTTAGCAACCCCAAAAGGTGATTCATTAATGACCATGAATTGGGACGTAGCAAATCAAAATTTTTCAGTTAGTGGATTAACGGGTAATTCTGTTAATAATTTCATACAGGGTTATTATTCAACTGTGGAATTACCAAATTTAAAAGATGTAACCAAGATGTCAACATTAATGACATTAAAAGGTGATGGTGGTGAGCCAATAGGTTTGGATATTGGTATGAATGAACTTAATCGATTGTTAAGTAAACTTTTAAAAAGTTGTAATGGTGCAACAGTAAATTCA